ACTCGTTGTGATTGAGCAAAACTATGCAGGAGCCCGCTATCCTGTACGCAATTATTACAGCGCATCTGATTACATCCAGACAGTGGCACATTTTATCACGCCGGAGCAGTCGGACGGTGAAACTGCTGGTGAAACTACTAGCGTATCTGACTCAAGTCAATACGCCGAAAACGGCACAATGACCGTGACCGTAGATGCCATCAACGTCCGCCGCTCTCCAGATACATCAGGAGAGGTGGTAGATCAGTATGCCAAAGGACAAAGCTTTAAGTATGATACGGTAATCGTGGATGCTAACGGCTTCGTCTGGGTATCTTACATCGGTGGAAGCGGCAAACGGAACTATATAGCAACAGGGCCTACTCAAAATGGCAAGCGTTACGGTGCAGCTTGGGGAACATTCAAATAAAAAAGCAGCGGAAACTGCGAATATCAATTTAAAAATAAAGACTCAATAAATCATCTAGCCCCAATCGAAAGATTGGGGATTTTCTGGTATAATGGAAAATATAAAAAATGTCCGTTTTAACGGAAACAGAGTATAATTAAACACTATAAAAAGGGGCACAAAAGGGGCAAATTAAATAGAAATCAATTCCGTTTGTTTATCAATATAATCCTGCATATTGATAGTAGTGTGCGAATAGATTTTGAGTGTGGTATCTGGATCAGTGTGCCCGACCCTTTCCATGATGGCTTTTAGGGGAACTCCTTTTTCGGCTAAAAATGAAATGTGAGAGTGTCTAAAGATGTGAGTGGTTAGTTTTTTATCTGGCATATATCTCTTTAATACTTTGTTGATGTATGAGTTCATGAGTGGAGTACCAGAATTTGTAGTAAAGATAAACTCTGTTTCTATACCTAACTTCTTATGCCTAGATTTTTGTTTATTGATGATTTCTATGATGTTATCTGAAACAGATATTGTCCGATTTGATCCAGTTGTCTTTACGGTGGTTAATTTCTTAGTATTAAAATCATATGTAGCATTAACAAGAATAGTGTTATTACTGAAGTCTACTTTTTCAAACTCTAGTGCGGCAGCCTCACCATAACGGACACCGGTAAGAAACATAAAAAGAATGATATCCCTAACTAATTCATCTCCTTTTTCCTGCATATCATTTGCTAACGCGACTATTTCCTCTTGGGCTAAAAAAGAAACTTTTTCTTTCTCGTAGGTCTCGACTGGCTTTGGGACTAGGACATTATCAGATTTGTTTGACTGTAAGTAGTCCATTTCTACCGCATAATTCAAAATGGCGTGTAATCTTTTGCGACATTTATGGACTATGGAGTAATTATTCTTTTTAGATAGTTTCGTGATAATATCTCGTACAGTTTTCTTTGTTATGTTTTTTATGTAAACATCATCAGATAATACACCTTGCAAATGTCTGTCATAATTCAGATTGTTTCTAATTGTGCTATCCTTTACTGTAGGCAACCACTGATCCAGGTATTCTTTTTTTAATTGGCCATAAGTGATGTTTTTATCAACTTTGCTGGATAATTTCTTGTCTATCTTTTCTTGTAAATATGCCTGAGCCTTTTTCTCAGCCTGTCTGCTGCATTTTTCAAGAGTGATTGATACTTTCTTCCACTTTTCAGTAAGAGGGTCTTTATAGCGCTCAAAATACTTAAATTTCCCGTTCGGTAATTCTTCTACCCACATTGCTTTTTCGCCTCATTTCTGTTAAAATGAGTACAAGAAAACTGGCTTTTTAATGCCTAGTTTCTTATACTATTGTCTCGCCTCACGCTCAGACTCGCCAAAGTTGAGAGCGTGGGGCTTTTGTTTTAACTTGTTGTATTATTTATTTCTTAGTTTGAAAGACACGGCCACAATTGATACAGTGCCAATTGTTTTTGCCTTTTTTTCCAGCAAATCCAGCTAGTAAACCAACACCTCCAGTTAGGAGAGCGCCAGCAGCAGCTTTACCAGCAGAAAATGCTTTTCTATCTTGTTGCATAAATTGAACATGCTGTGAACGGCAATAAGGGCAACGTACAGCAGATGAAAATAAACCCATTTTGAACCTCCGGCAGCTTTTTATGTGATTCAGTTGTTGCACATACTGATTAGCCTTTCAAGGCATCAATTACATTGTATAGTGTGTTGCTCTTTTCTAGATAATAAATAACTTGGTCTTGATTATAGTCAATATTATCTTTGTCTTTTGGATAATTCTTTATAAAATAATCAGCTAAATCTTTGTGGAATCGTGCCATTTCCTTTAAGTAGATAATATTTTGAGTATGCTTTTTGATTAAAAAACTATCGAGATCCCAGAACGGAAAGTCACGATCTAAATTTCCATAATACTCCTTTAGAGAATGGATTTCCCACAAGTCTTGGTATTTTTGAAAAATAGTCTTCCCTCGATCGGTGAACCTTACAATATTATCACTATCAACATAAATCAAATTATCTATAAAAAATTGTTTAGTTACATTATTGGGATTTATGTGATAACGGTCGTAGAAATATCTGGGCACTTTAGCATTTGCAGTACGCCCTTTTTTATTTTTCCCCCACCAGACTAGCAGTAGCAATTCTCTGAGTTTATAACCCTCACTAGTTTTGTAACTATCTGTATATGCGTATTCATAAGAGCCGTCAACATAATCAAGATAATTAGGCCGCCTAGTAAGCAACTCAAGATATTCTTGGTTATGTAAATCATCTTGAACGAAAAAATCAATATTGGGACTAGATGGAATTTTCCTATCTATAAATTCATTTTTAATTTTCCTATGATTCTGAATATAAAAAAATCCGATAAGAGCAACAATAAATGAAATGAAAAAGATCATAGTATCAACCAATTAAACTTAAATACTCCTCTTTAACCATGATTTCATCAGTGATTGTCTTGAGGTTATAAAATTCCATAAATTTTAGATAATCAAAGTCATTTTTATCTTCTAGCGTAGATATAGCATCCTTTACTAGATGATGTATCATATTACGATCTGCTTCGTTTTCGCAACGTTGCCTCGCATAATGATATTCAGATTGGCTGTGCTCAGCATGGCCGATCTCATGCAATAGAACTTTTATACGTTCTTTCTTTGAAAGTCTAGAAGATAGAAAAGAAGTTTGGGTGACCCGATCATAGAAACCGAGTTCATCAGGTAACAAGTCTGCGTTAAAAGTAATAACTGTGACTTTGTAATCTGATATTATTTCTTTTTCTGTCACAGCTTTACACCTCTAATCCCCAGCTTCTTTGAGATACCCCTCAATGATTGATTGGATAACTTTCTTCTTTTCATCAGTAAGCGGCCGTCCTCCAAACATCATAACATTTTCGGCAATCTCCTCAACGTTGACCGGCTGACCATTCCAAGTGAAATCAGGATCGCTAGTAACGGGTTTAGGGTTGTCTGTGCGCCCTAGGAGATAATCCGTGCTAACATTTAGGTAATCGGCGACTTTTTCTAACGGCTCAGAATTAGGTTTTGATTTCGCCCACTTTGAAATAGAGCCATTTGATAAATCAAGAGTTCGTTCAAGTTGTGCAACAGTCATAAAACGTTGTTTGACAAGCTCTTTTATTATCTCGTAAGTATTCATTTCTAATACCCTCCAGAAAAAAATCTAAAAAAATAGAAATAATTCTACTTTTCTATTGACAATAGAAATAGTTCTGTGGTATCATGGTATTGTACTTGGGAGGTACACAAAATAATAAATACTACAGACGCAGAAACAGATAAAATCTGTATTTGCTACTTTTCTTATACTCTTATAATAGAATAAGTTCTGTTATTTGTCAAGAGTTATCAGAAATAAAACGTAGAAATATTTCTAAAAAAGGGGGAAGGCATGATTTACGACACTATCAAAGATGTTGCTGCAAATCAGGGGATATCAATCTATCGCATTGAGAAAGACTTGGAATTTCCTAATGGTTTGATTTCAAAATGGAACAAATCCACTCCATCAGCATCTAATCTTGCCAAGGTTGCTAAATATCTTGGCGTGACGACAGAGAAGCTGCTTGGTGATGGTTAGAAAGGATAAAAAAAGCACCTCTAGACTGCAATCTATTGAGGCGCTTCACTAAAAATACTAATTAAATTATATCACAAAATGGAAGAATTAAACAACGTACAACAATTATTAGTTAATAATTGGCAGCGTAAATACTACCAGCTAAGTGATGTACTGATTACCAGCTTAGTAGGTTTAACGCTCGCTGATACACTCACGATTTTAGCAACAGCTAGAAAGGGGCGTTTATGGAGTTGCAAATAAAATCAAACACACTAGATATCGAGAAGATATTAGAAAAATCTTTATCAGATGTCTTAGGTGATGATATTGATAACATTTTGATGCGAAAAGTTGAGAAAGTGATCTCAACTGTTGTAAATGAAAAAATTGATAATCTGGCCATTGGTGAAAAATGGCTGAATGACCAAAAATTAGCTGAGTATTTTGGTAAAGAAAAACGGCAAATCCAATATTTGCTGAGAAAAATGGAGCTTGATCCAGTAGCTCGAAAGTACATCAGCAAAGAGGGTGGTCGTAGCACCAAGGTCAAAGTTTTCGAGGCTTGGGAAAGTTGGTATGAAGATCAGAAATACAAATCAAAATCAGAGCCTTTTGCTTGGGTTGCTTAGAAAGAGAGGTAGTAGCTAATGGATATGCAATATATCTTTCCATAAAAACGGCGATAAAAATTATACAGTAATCAATAATGATCTAATCAATGATCCTGAAATGGACACAACAGCTCTAGGGATTATGCTTATTATACTGAGCAACAAGCCGACCTGGAAAATCTATCCTAATGAGATTGCCAAACGAACAGGTCTATCCAGAGCAACGATTGACAAGTATTTCAGGAGATTTGAAAAAATTGGTTATATGAGAACTGTAAAAATGAGCAAAGGTTATAAAAAAGGTGTAGAAACTTATCGATTTGCTGCAGATTTTAAATTGGCAGATTGGTATTTTGAAGATTATATTTTGCCTCAATTGGAAAAATATATATCTGAATAACTTGTGGATAACTCATCAGAAAAATTCATTTGTAAGGTTCTTCATAAATGAAAAATTCAATTGTTGAAAAAATCATTTGTTGAAAAATTCAACAAATGAAAAAATCAACTGTTGAAAAACTATCCACTAATAAATACTAACTCTATAACAAATACTAATTTAATAATAATTACTAACTTAGTAATAAATACTAACTTTACAGCAATCTAATCATAATCAGAAATAATAAAGGAGTCGAAAATGAGTAAAAAATATGAATTAGTAGCGTCCTTAGAGGGGGTAGGAGAATGATATGGCAAGTTTAACTTTCCCAGAGTTGCAACAAAAAATGCAACTAGAAAAAAAGAAATCAAAAGATGTAAAGTACGCATTTAGAAATGCCGAGGATATCTATACAACTTTCAAAGAGTTGAAAAGTGATTGGTCTGTAATTGTGACGGATGAACTCATTGAGCTTGTTGGAAAAATCTTTGTAAGAGCAACAGCCGTAGCTTTCAATGATGAAAGAAACGAGAAATACCAATCAACAGCATACGCTGAAATGAGTCCAGTACCTGTACTCAATACACAAAAAGGTCAGATTAAGCAGATGCAGGAGCCACAGTGGACAGGTGCAGTCAGCTCATACGCTCGAAAGTACGCCTTACAAGGTCTATTCGCTATCGGCGAAAAAGACATTGATGAGTATCCAGTTGAAGAAAGCCAAGAACAAGGGCAGACTAATCAGCAACAGAAACCAAACAACCAGCAACCCCAAGAACAAAATCAAGTAAGGTACATTGACAACATTCAGTGTCAAGAAATCATCAAGAGCATTGAAGAAATTGCGATGATAAAGGGAGTGCTATTTGATACAATTGCAAATTTCGTATTGAACAAGTACCAAATAGACGATTTTCACAAAGTGCCAGTTGACGGTTATAACACAGTGATGGATTACCTCACTAAACAAATTCAAAAAGCACATGAAAAACAAGGTGGTTGATATGCTAAGTGGGAATTTTGGCTGTTTAGAATGTGGTTTTATGTACTATAAAGCCACAACAGATAATGATGATTATACATTTCTGGAATGCCCAAAGTGTGGCAGCTATAAAACTAAAGAATTGAAACAAATTGAGGGAAAAAAAGAAAGAGGAAACAACATGAAACAAACTAAAAAATTTATCGCTTTTCAAAACAAAGAAAATGGTCATTTTGTGTCAGAGTATGACCATCACGAAAAACGCTTAGCTTACAAGGTAGGCTTGTGTGATTGCATGCAAGATGCTTTGATCTTGGATTACGACGCTTATGAAGAACAACAAGAGCGAATGGCTGCATTGGCGGAGTCTTTTGGTTGCAATATCGTTGTTGTCGAGGCAACACATGAAATCAAAATGCTAGATGGATCAGATGCGCCAGAGCCAGTAAAACGTGATATTAAGGCTGATTTATTTAAATTCTTAGGATTGGAGGATTAGAAAAAATGAAAGATGTGACTAATTCAACATTAACTGAAATCAAAGTGGATTTCACACCAGCAAAAATCAATGTTGACCATGAGGCGATTGAGGCGCAAGTCCAGGCAGCTATTGCTAAATATTCTGGCAAAGAAGTTTCAATAGAGACCTATAAAGAGGTCTATGAGGAGCGGACAAATTATAACAAATTGAAAGATGCTTTGGAAACCAAACGCAAGGAAATCAAAGGAACGATAAACCAACCGTATAAAGACTTTGAAAAGTGGTATAAAGAAAAGGTTCTCACTCCTCTTGAAAAAGTGACGGATGAAATGACAGCAGGCTTAAACGCTGTTGATGAACATGAGCGATTGTTGCGCGTGGATATCGTCCGTGCCGCTTTTGAAGATAAATGTATGGTAGCAGGTCTTGAAAAATCCACATTTGAAGATCGTTACGATGAATACAGCCTCAAGAAATACTTTAAAACAGGTAAATTTGAACTCAAGAAATCAACGCTTGATGAAATGGATACTTTGGTATTGGCAGAATTTGATGCTCTTGAAGAATTTAAAGCAAACAAACAGGCTATTTTGGATCAAGCTAATGAATATGACTTGCCAGCTGATAGCTATATCAGACACCTTGAGGATGGAAAAACTTTGGTGGATGTTTTAAATCTCATGAAGTCTGATCGTGATGCTGCTATCTTGCGCAAAGAGCAGAAAGAGGCTCAAGAAAAAGCAGAAGCTGAACGGCTTGCAGAAATTGAACGCTTGGCCAGAGAAAACGCCGATGCGAATATCAAGGCTATTGATGCTGAAACAGGCGAGATTTTGGAACAGGGTACAATTACACCAGAACAGCAAAACAAAGCGCAAGAAGTGCCCAAATTTGAGCCTAGTGAGCCTTTGGAAGTCACAATGCTCTTGACTTTGCATGGTGGCAAACCTCAACTAGAGCAGCTTAAAGAATATCTTGAGGATAACTTTATTAGTTTTGAAACTTTAGGAGGTATGTAATGACATTTAAAAAAAGTGATTTGCTTAATTACAGGCAGCTTTGGTGGCTTGATAAATTTCTAACGGGGCATAAAGGGTTTATTGCTGGTGGTTGTTTCAAAAACATTTTTAATAACGAGCGTGTTAAAGACTTGGATATTTTCTTTGAAAGTGAAAAAGATTTTTTGGAGGCGAAAAGTTACTATAAGAAACAGTTAAAAGAAAATCCTAATGATTGGAGATTTTCTTATGAGAACAAAAATTGTTGGTCAATCTATTCTGTCAAAGAAAAAGTTCGTCTCGAACTTATTAGAAATACATACGGAACACCAAAAAATGTTATTGCAAATTTTGATTTTACAATTACAAAATTTGCTTACTACAAGAATTATGAAAATGTAGATGAAAATGATTATATGGCTGTTTTTGAAGTATTATTTCATGAAGATTATTTTGAACATTTACACACAAAAAGGCTAGTTGTAGATGATAGATTGCTTTACCCGGTCAGCACTTTTAACAGACTTATGAGATATGCAAAGTATGGCTATCAACCATGTAGAGAAACAAAAATAAAAATTGTAAAATCTCTGGCAATGCTAGACCCCGAAAATCAACGAGACTTTGATGAACAGTTAGGAAAAAGTTTATACGAAGGGATGGATTAAAAATGATCAATAACGTTGTTTTAGTAGGTCGGCTTACAAAAGATGCTGAACTGAGATACACGCAATCTAATATTGCAGTTGCTACGTTTACTCTTGCTGTAAATCGTCCGTTTAAAAACGATGCTGGAGAGCGTGAGGCTGATTTCATCAATTGCGTTATCTGGAGACAAGCGGCAGAAAATCTTGCTAATTGGGCTAAAAAAGGCTCGTTGATTGGCGTTACAGGCGCAATCCAAACTCGCAACTACGACAATCAGCAAGGCCAGCGTGTCTATGTCACAGAAGTCGTTGCTAGTAATTTTCAAATGTTAGAGAGCCGCAACAGTCAGCAAAATAATCAAGGTTATCAAGATAATTATAGCGGTTATCAGCAACAAGGCAATGGTAATCAAGGCGGTAATTTCCAAAACGGAAACAACCAAGGGAACAATTTCCAAAATGGAAATAGTTACGGACAACAAGGTAGCTTTTTTGAGGGCAACACAACAAATCCAGTTCCTGATTTCACCCGTGACAACAATCCATTTGGTAGGTCAAATCCATTGGATATCAGCGATGATGATCTGCCTTTCTAGGAGGCGCTTGTGTCAAAGAGGAAAATGATAGTATGGGCGCTGTTTGATAGTGGCAATGGGTCATATACTAAAGCCATCAACACGCTAAATAGTTCGGGGGGGGGGCGAATATTGAGGTTTACCCGATTGGGATTGATATAGAAAACAAGAACAATCATTTCATCCCCCTCAACCTTGCCGATTACTCACGATTATTTGGAGATAATAAGTTATTTGATACGCTTGACAAGCTCCCCCGTCCAGATTTAATCATAGCAAGCCCACCTTGTGAAAGTTGGTCAAATGCTAGTGCAATCGCAAATGGCAATGCTTGTTGGAAACAGGAAGATTTATCAGATAGCTTATTTGAACCACAAATACCACCTAGCATGTTTACCATTCGGGCAAACAAAGACTATGAGGATGCGTACAATAATTATCGGTATGATAGACAATTTATGAAACGTATAAATGGAGAGCTATGCGCCTTTAACACCATTGAGATCATAAAGAGATATAAGCCTAAGTATTGGATAATTGAAAACCCAGCGACTGGGCGATTATGGAAGTATATAGAGCAAATCATAGGATTTCATCTACCTCACAAGAACCCAGTAAAATACAACAACTATGACTACCCATTGCAAAAACCGACTAAATTTGCAAGTAATCTGTACCTAAATTTAAACAATGAGACACGATCAGCAGAAGTGCAGTGGGGCGAGTTCTCGAAATCTTACAACGAGCGGTCTAATATCCCTCAAAAGTTATTGTTAGAGATATTCCAGACTGTGCTAAAACAATTTGAAAAGGAAAAACTACATGACAAAATTTGAACTTATTTTAATTTTAACCGCTATCCTTACGACAACGTGGTCAGGCATTGTCACAACTTTTGCGAAAAAGGCTGTTTGTAAATACAAACGACAGGTTGAATACTATCAACAACCAAAGACGCAAGTAAAGATTGCACAAAATGCAATACGCCAACGTTTCTTTGAAGATGGCGGGGAGATATTCAAATGAAAGTATTTGATGGTGCAAAATTACGAGCCATCCGCAAAGAGGCAGGTCTTACACAGTATGACCTTGCCCCTAAGTTGGATGTCTCTCAGAACAGAGTCAGCGACATTGAGCGGAATGTTGCCGATCCTACCACTGTTGAAATTGATGCTTTTGCAGAAATTCTGGAATGTCAAGTATCAGCATTTCTGAGCGATGAAGCGGATATAGTTGTAATTACTAATACTTTTACTAAAAAGAAAAAAGGTATTGTTTCTGATGCAGAAGAAGATACATCAGAGCAATTAGAATTGCTGCCAGATGATGATGTGATTACTGGCCGTGATTTAACTGGTTACATTCTAATTAAGCAAGAGGCGTATCAGTCCTTGCTTGAGGATCAATCAAAATTGAAACGGCTGCAAAGTTTATTGAAATAGGAGGAGAAAATGACTAAAAAACTAATAGGCTTAGACCTATCACATATTGCAGAGGGTGGGTTACAGGAAAAATTGGATCATGAACTTGAGAAAGTTTTTGACAACATCCTAGACCTAAATACAGATGCGAAAGCAAAACGCACAATCACAATTACGCTGAAAATGTCATCTAATGATGAGCGTACAGTAGTTGATACTATCATGGATGTAAAAGCTAAGCTAGCACCTCAGAATGCGGTAGCTACAACTATTCTTGTTGGCCGTGACTATGATACAGGTATGGTGCATGCAAACGAACTTAGAAGTAGTATGCCAGGTCAGATGTATTTTGATGATGAGGCTCAATTACGAACCGATATTGGACAACCAGTAGAGGAAGTGGAGCAACAGCAAGCAGAAACAAAACCAGATATTATTGATTTTAACAAGAAGAAAGCAGGTAACTAATATGACAACAGAAAATCTTAAAGCAGCATTGGAATACGCAGTAGAACTAAATGAGCATGGATTAGAAATTTTAACAGCAGTAGATGGTACAGAGTATTTTGACGCTAACAAATTCAATCTCAAGGAACTTGATCCTAAACGCTATCCTAAAACTTTGGAGCTATCAACTTTAACAAGTCTTGTTGATTATCTCAAAACTGACCTCAACAATTTGAAAAAACAACGCTTGATTGTAGCAGTTGAGAAAAATGATGAGGTGTGTGTTTGGTCTGAAAATGATGAGCGTGAACATCGTACATTACTTGTTGATGTTAAGGCACGCATCCCAGAGCTTTCTTTTGGCCGTTTCTTATCACCAGAGCAGTTTAACATCATGTTGCAATCAAACTTTATTGATGACAATGACCGTAGCGCATTACTGGAGTTTGCTAGCGCATTGAAAATTGAGAATGGGGCTGAAATTGAAGATAATGGGGTCTCTCAAGTGGCAACCGTTAAAACAGGGGTAGCTAGTCTCGCTAAAGGCAAAGCACCTAATCCAGTTACATTGCGCCCATATCGTACATTTTGCGAGGTTGAGCAACCAGCGAGTCTATTTGTTTTCAGAATTGACAAACAAGCAAATATGGCGCTATTTGAGGCAGATGGTAAGCGTTGGGTAGCCGATGCGGTGGGAAATATTGCAGCCTATCTAAAAGAGCAACTAGCAGACCAAGAAAATATCACAGTTTTGGCATAAAGCATACTGCAAAAGTGCCTAATTAAAAATTGAGAGAAAAAAGTATGATTGGATTTTATAAGTTTATGATTGTATCAGCGTGCCTTTTATTGGCATTGCTGATTGCAATCGCTGGAAGAAATAGCTTTAAAGAAAATACATTCGATAAAGTTTTATGGTTCGTGCTGTATATCTATGCGTTTGGGTTGTTGCAAACGGTCTATAAATTACTATCTGGAGGTTAAGATGATTAAAAAGCAATTGACTAGCCTTTGCTTAGCGATATTTTTCTTGGCAATAGCTGTATTTAATCTTGGGATGGCAGTATCAAGAGATCATTACATAGAAAAAATCTCAGCGCTAGAGAAACAGGTTGATGAATTAAAACAGAGAAAATCTGTTATCATTCATCAGGTAGATAACGCTGGCGGAATGATGTATGGAAAAATAACTGACAAACAGATTATTTCTGGCCATTACACCGTAACTGCAGGAGCTTACGGGAAGTTTTTGGTCACAAAATCTCAATATGATAATCTTGAGATCGGCGATGATATACCAGAGTATTTAAAACAGAGAGGAAATTAAAATGAAATTGAAAAAATTGATTGCATGTATTCTTGTATCAATGACCTTGATTGGATTGGCAGCTTGCCGAGAAAGTAAAAAAGTATCGTACAATATCAGTCAAGAAGCTGATAATTTTAATGTTATTCGGCGAGTTGCCGTAATCAACACTAGAACAGATAAAATCGAATTTGAAGTTATTGGTCGAATTTCTGTAGAAACTGAGGCCAACGATGGGAAACGACTTGAAATATTAGTCGAAACTGCAAAAGGCGTGTATAAAAAACACATGGTAAATCTTACAGGATGGAATATGTATGTTGTAGAAGACCTTGAGGGGGCTGAGGTGAATCAGTACAAGTACGAAGTCAATTACATGCCAGAAAGTATCATACCATTCACAGTTACAAATAAAAAGTAGGCATGGAATGAAGTTTGAATTTTCTTTGCCACGAAACACCAAAAACAAAGCTCTGAATATGGTTATCAACAGCAATGACAGGCAACATCAGACAGATAAAGCCAAGGTTACTAAGCGCATTAGAGTTTTTTCTTAATGGCATACATTGATGAACAAGGATAAAGGGAGGGCTGCTTTCAGTCCCTCTAATCCTTGTGAGGTTACAGTTACAATTTACAGCCCAACTAAATCTAAACTTGATCCGCCTAACCTTTATCCTACAGTCAAGGCTATCATTGATGGCATGACGGATGCGGGCATTTGGACAGATGATAATCACAAGGTTATCAAAAAGTTGTCCTTTGCCTATGGCGGCTTAAGCGAGGAAAAAGGGCATTATCGGTTAGTTTTTGATATAGAGGAAGCGGAGGTATAAAAATGAATAAACAGGAATTGATCGAACGCTATGAAAGCTATGAAGGTATTTGGGTCTCTCCAGGAGCAGAAGCCGCTCGTATATGCTTTTTACGAGATCTGAAACAATTGGAAGAACTACCTTCCGGGCATGCTGAAGAAGCACCGCGCTATGTCAAAAACGTACTAGCTCGCTTACGAGAATTGCCATTACATGACAGAGAAGTTTGGTTAAAAGCTATCATGAGCGAATTTGAGCAGGATTTCAGCCATGCAAAATGGCGCGAGGGATATGAGCAAGGCAAGTTCGAGGGTATGATCGAATCTGAAAAAGTCAAAATCCCGCAGTTTGTGGCTGATTGGATTGAGGCTCGTAAAGAAAATTTGGCGATAGGGTTATATATCGCTATGAATCCAGATTTTATAAAACAGTGGAATAAAAGTGACAAACTTATTTCATGGGTTAGAAAAATTAACAACCAAAACCTCTTTGCTCGTGCTTGGCTTGATGGCTATGAGGTCGAGCGAGAAAAGCAATATAAGGTTGTAATGCCTAATATTTCTTCAACTGGAGGCGTTTTGACTCGTATCAAACATAACGATAGTTGGATTTGGATTGATACGCTTGGAACCATTGTCGAAGGTCGAACTCACACCCGCAAAGAGCTGGAAGAAGCTGGTTTTGGCTGGGTGTTTGATTGTCCGGGGATTGATATTGAGGAGGTAAATAGATGATTGAATTATCAAAGAAGCAAGCAGATTATTTGGAGTATCAACGCCAAGCGCTTTTTGATCCAGAAATAAGAGAGCTGATGGATGATCCAGATTTAATTCAGAGGGCGTTAATTATCGGATATGTCGTGATAGATAGATGAGGCAAACATAATGACTAAAAAGAAAATAGAGAGACTGTCTGTCATGCATCGCAGAGAGATAATCTGGCTTAAATGGTATTTTCTTAGAGACAAAGAAAATCCTAAAAAAACAATTCTTGAGCAGAAAATTCATAAAAGCTTTTTAGAGAATAATCTGGGCAAAGCGATATTTTTAGTCAATCTAAAAACTGTCACAACAGAATTCGTAGAAAAATCAGATGAAAATATTTTAAAAACCATCAAAGAGGTTTACGTCTATGAAAATCTCAATGTGATTGGCGCGTGTCAAAACATCCTCTATTTAAGCCCCAGCCCAGCTTACAACCATCTGAATAAATGGTTCGATAACTATTTTTACGCTACTTACAAATATCTCCCTCTAATTAAATAACCGTAAAAATCCCCTAGCCCATATATCTATAATCAAGATATATGGGCTTTTTTAAAATGAGGTAAATATGGATAATCTAAAAATTGAATATGTGGATATTGGCCTCATCAAGCCATATCGTAATAATGCTAGGCGCAATGATGGTGAAGCAGTTGAAAAAGTCGCAGCATCTATCAAGGCTTTTGGTTTTCAACAACCAATTTTAGTTGATGATAACAATATCATCATCACAGGCCACACGAGACACAAAGCGGCTCTTTCTTTAGGTATTGATAAAATCCCTATAGCCCATGCCGTAAATCTCTCAGATGAGCAAGTCAAAGCGTATAGACTAGCAGATAATCGAGTTGCAGAGTATTCAGCTTGGGATGCAGAACTTTTGAATGTCGAACTCACTGAATTTGAAACGATTGATATGAGTAAATTTGGTTTTGATTTATCTGTTACAGGTTTGGAATTTGAAACAGAAGGACAAGAACCAGAGATTGAAACTATGGAAGAAAATACAGAGGATTTTCACAGAGATACAACCATCAATCAGTATAATCTTTTCGATTATGATAGCACGCGCACTGAGGGAAAGTATAACATGCCAACTTTGGAGGGTGTAAATCATACACCAAACAATTTACAGGGCTTCAATTACGTTTTGAACAAGCCAGACCATACAGCAGGAGTGCACTTCTTTTTGGATGATTATCAATTTGAAAGAATATGGCAGCGCCCAGATTTTTATATTGAGAAGTTATTAGATTTTGATTGTGCCCTTACTCCAGATTTTAGCCTTTATCTTGATATGCCTATTGCTATGCAAGTATGGAATATTTATAGATCGAGATTGATCGGGCAAATCATGCAGGATTACGGGCTTACAGTCATCCCAACTGTATCATGGTCAACAAGTGATAGCTTTGATTTCTGCTTTGATGGGCTACCTAAAAATGCGACTCTAGCGGTCAGCACTATTGGGGTGAAGCAGAATAAAGAGCAATTTCAAATCTGGATTGACGGCATGGATGAAATGATCAAACGATTATCACCTACAAAAATTATTGTTTATGGTGGCAAAGTTGATTATGACTATAAAGATATCGAGGTTGTCTATTTTGACAATGCAACGACAGAAAGGATGAGAAACAATGGGCGGTAGAGGTGCAAGTATTAAATCATTAACAGCAAAATATGAAAATAATAGAAAGAAAATAAGTAATAATAAAAGCTCCTTAACGAGAGTGGAACGCAAAAAACTAATTGAAGCTGGTTATTTTAAACGTGCAGTGGGAAAAACTCCTAAAAACGACTCGAAACAATCCTTTGATAGAGCAAAAGAGATTAAAAACTTTAGTAACCGTGATTACAGAAAAGAAAATACACCAAGAGGATCCAAGTCTTTTGCTACAATGTTTCAAAAAAACGGCAGTCTAACAAAAGGCATACTAGCTCATGGTGAGGAATATGTTATAGCAAAATGGGCAAATCAAAAAGGATATAAAAACCTAGACAGAAAATCAAAAAATGATATTGGTAAAATCATAGGTGAATATGCTAAAGGGCATAACCTGAAATTATCAAGAGTAGTAAAATCTAATGAGTGGGATTGGTACAAATATTGATAGAAAGAAAGAGGTTGTAAGATGGGTGGGCGTGGTGCAAGCATTGGCCTTGGCTTTGGCAAGCATAAATACGGTACAGAATATGAAACATTACACAGATCAGGTAAGATAAAGTTTGTAAGAAGTACCAGTGGTTCAGCAAAAGCTCCCATGGAAACACGAACTAAAGGGCGTGTTTATGCCACGGTGAACAAGCAGAATAAGATAAAATCTATATCTTTTTACGATAGGAAAAACAAGAGGAGACGACAGATAGATGTGACAGGTTCTCCTCATGCTATAAAAGGCAAGAAAATCATCCCTCATGTACATAAAGGATATAATCACAATGAAAAAGGTGATAGAAATCTGACTATCAGAGAGAGAAAATTGCTTGCAAGAGTTCAAAGAATATGGGATAATAGGAATAGATAAGTAGGGCAGTGGTTTGAAGAAGGAATACGCTCTATTACAGAGAAATGGCGGTGCAAATCCGTCCGACTACTTAGACAAGCTCCAGAAATGGGGCTTTTTATTTTTTGCCTCAAAACAGCGTAAAACATCCCCTTTTTAATAAAATAAAATGAAATCATGAGTAGAAATACTTGTGATTTTTTGTTTGAAAGGAGGTCAAAAATTGCCTAGAGATGGAACTAAAAATTTAAAACCTATGAATCAGCGAAGCAAAGATGAAGCTAGGGTATTAGGTTCAAAAGGCGGCAAGGCCTCTGGAGTAGCAAGAAGAAAAAAAGCAGAGTTGAAAAAGGCGCTTAATATCGTTTTGACATCAAAGGTACACCAAGCAGGATTAGCTAGTTTGTTGGAAGATATGGGCTTTGAAAACTCTTATGAGATGGCTATTGTATTTTCTATGGCAAACAAAGCAACACAAGGAGATGTGAGGGCTGCTGAATGGATAACTAAAACACTTGATAACGAGAAAGATGATCTGGATAGAAAAGAACAACGTGAGCGCATCAAGTCACTTAAATTAGACAATAAAGAGCGTGCAGAGGCCAATAGCTTGACAGATACGCCTATCCATATTGTGGATGAGTGGGCTGGTGAAGTAGAGGGGGCGACAGATGACCTTTAATGTACAAAAAAATGTCAATCCTCATTTTAAATCGGTCTGGGTATCTAGTTTGCCTTACAATGTGTTAAAAGGCGGTCGAAACTCGTTTAAATCATCTGTGATTGTGCTAAAGCTAGTCTATATGATGGCTCGGTATATTAAATCAGGAGAGACGGCAAATGTAGTAGTCATACGCAAAGTCGCTGCCACTATTCGAGATAGTGTCTTTAACAAAGTTTGGTGGGCTTTGAATTTATTTGGATTAGCTGCCCAATTCAAAAAGACTATTAGCCCCTTTCAGATTATACATAGAAAGACTGGCTCAACATTTTACTTTTACGGCCAAGATGACTTTCAAAAACTCAAGTCAAATGACATTGGGAACATCATAGCAGTTTGGTATGAAGAAGCTGCTGAGTTTGGTAGTCAAGAGGACTTTGACCAATCTAACGTAACCTTTATGCGCCAAAAGCATCCACGCGCCAAGTTTGTACAATTTTTCTGGAGTTACAACCCACCTAGAAATCCGTACAGTTGGATCAATGAGTGGTTTGAGAGCATCAAGACAAATAAGAATTATCTAGCACATTCAAGCACTTACCTTGATGATGAGTTAGGATTTGTTACTGATCAGATGTTAGAAGATATAGAGCGCATCAGGGAAAATGATTACGACTATTACAGGTATCTATATCTTGGTGAGGCTGTTGGGTTAGGGAATAATGTGTATAACATGAGCACCTTTCACCCGTTAGATGCTTTGCCAAGTGATGATAGGCTCATAGGTATATCTTTTGCATTGGACGGCGGGCATCAGCAATCAGCCACTGCTTGTTGTGCTTTTGGTATCACAGCTAAAGGGAAAGTGATCTTACTAGATACCTGGTATTATTCACCAGCTGGTCAAGTGGTAAAGAAAGCACCTAGTCAGCTATCTCAAGAAATCTATGAGTTTATACAGGCTGTTATCTCGCAATATAGAGTGCCAGCTCTGCAGTACACCATAGATAGTGCAGAGGGTGCGCTTAGAAATCAGATGTATCTTGATTTTGGCCTGAGATGGCATCCAGTAGCCAAGCTAAAGAAAGTGACGATGATTGACAGCTTTCAATCTTTGCTTGCACAAGGCCGCTTTTACTATCTCAATACAGAAAATAACAAGATATTTGTTGAAGAACACAAAATGTATCGCTGGGATGAAAAGACAATCAAATCCGACAATCCTAGCGTTATCAAGGAAGATGACCACACATGCGACACATCACAGTATTTTGTATTAGACAACGCTAAAATACTCGGTTTGCGCGTGGGCAACACATAAGGAGGGCAGACATGAGCCTGTTTCAGAAGATAAAAGACTTTTTTAACCGTGGGAGGTATAACATGACAACAGCAAATCTAAGCAGCATTCTCGATCATCCAAAAATTGCTGTGACGCAAGAGGAGTTTCGCCGTATTCAGCATAATCTAACTTACTATCAATCTAAATTTGAAGACATTGAGTATATCAATACAGATGGAGACAGAAAACGCCGCAAGATGCAACACTTACCAATTGCACGAACTGCAGCTAAGAAAATTGCTAGTCTTGTTTACAACGAACAAGCAGAGATTTCAGCAAAAGATGAAAAACTGAATAAGTTCTTGAATGATATGCTAGCTAATGACCGCTTTAACAAGAACTTTGAGAGGTATTTAGAGAGCGCTCTGGCGCTTGGTGGGCTTGCTATGAGACCTTACATTGACGGAGATAAGGTTAGAGTGGCATTTATTCAAGCACCAGTATTTTTGCCATTACAAAGCAATACGCAAGATGTCTCTAGCGCTGCTATTCTAACAAAAACCATCAAGTCAGAGGGTAAAACAAACGTATATTACACGTTAGTTGAGTTTCATGAATGGGTAACGGCTGATGGCTCTGAAATTGGCAGTACGAAAGACAAGAGCTTGTACCGCATCACTAACGAGCTGTACAAATCTAACACAGATAACTCATTAGGTCAGCGCGTGAACTTGCAAGAACTCTATCCAGACCTAGAACCTGTAACTGTACTGAAAGATCTATCACGCCCGTTATTTACCTATCTGAAAACACCTGGCATGAACAACAAAGATATTAACAGTCCGCTAGGTCTGTCAATATTTGACAATGCTAAAACAACCATTGATTTTATCAACCGCACCTACGATGAATTTATGTGGGAAATCAAGATGGGTCAACGTCGGGTAATCGTGCCAGAACAACTAACGCAACTCAAAGTGCAAGATAGCCAAGGAAATATTACTTTTAAGCGCCGTTTTGATGTCGAGCAAAATGTGTATATGCAAGTAGGGGCTGGCAATATGGATAGTGGGGGTATTATTGACCTCACCACGCCTATTAGGTCATCTGATTACATTTCAGCTATTTCAGAAGGTCTAAAACTCTTTGAGATGCAAATCGGGGTGTCTAGTGGTATGTTTACGTTTGATGGTCAAGGAGTTAAGACAGCAACAGAGATTGTAAGTGAGAACTCTGATACCTACCAAATGAGAAATAGCATTGTTGCTTTAGTCGAGCAATCTATTAAAGAGCTTTGCGTGTCTATGTGTGAACTTGGTAAGGCTGTTGGCATTTATAAAGGTACTATCCCAGAACTTGATGATATCTCGGTCAATCTGGATGATGGCGTGTTTACTGACAGACATGCAGAACTTGATTATTGGATGAAGATGGTAGCAGCTGGATTTGCAACACAGAAAAGAGGTATTGCAAAGACATTGAACATCACAGAGGATGAGGCAGAGAAAGAACTTGCTGAAATCAATGGAGAGCTACCGCCAGAGAACGATGCAGAACTTGCTTTATATGGTAAAGGTCAACAAAATACAGTAGATGATGAGGCTTAATCATGAGCGATACAAAGAAACGTCCAACCATCAATGACCAGCAGCTATCATTACAGATGCAAGGGGTTAGTGATATATATGCTAAGATGCAGATTGAGTTATTTGACAGCATGATAAAGCGACTCAAAGAGCGCGGCAGTGCTGACCTTGCAGAAAATCCCTATATCTGGCAACTCGAAAAGCTGAACGATATGCACATGCTCAACGAGGAAAACTTGAAAATCATTGTTGAGCGTACTGGGATTGCTGAAGATTTGTTGCGTGATGTCATCGAGAATGAGGGGCTAAAGGTATATAAAGATACGAAACAGCAACTTGAAGAAGATTTGGGGCGTTGGCATAGTGGGATAGCTAGAAACGGTGTCACAGATGCTTTAGAAGCCTATACAGCCCAAGCAGTCAGTGACCTTAATCTTATCAATACGACTTTGCCAGAAAGCATTCAAGCAGTCTATAAATCTATAGTTGAACAGTCTGTTGCCGAGGTAGTCGCAGGAACGAAAACAGCAGACAAAGCCATCCATGAAACCATTATGAACTGGCAGAAAAAGGGCTTTACTGGCTTTACTGATAGCGCAGGGAGAGAGTGGCGAGCAGATAGCTATGCTAGGACGATTATCAAGAGTACGATGTACAAGGTCTTTAATAAGATGCGTACAGCTCCTGCAGAAGAAATGGGGATAGATACCTTTTACTACTCAATCAAACGCACAGCACGGCCAGCTTGCAGTCCAATTCAAGGGAAGATAGTCACGTTTGGAGAGACTAGGGTAGTCAATGGTACTAAAGTCTATTCGTTGTATGATTATGGCTATGGATCAGCTGGCGGGTGTCTTGGAGTACATTGTGGCCACTATCTAACTCCTTTTATCGTAGGCGTGAATGAAATGCCAGACCTGCCAGATTATCTTGCAGACCTAACACCAGAACAGGCAGAGGAAAATGCACGCATCCAAGCGAAACAAAGAGCAATTGAGCGGACTATTAGGCATCACAAGGAGCGTTTGCATTACGCAAATACTATGAAAGATGATGAATTGATACAAGCTGAAAAACTCAAGGTTAGAATGTATCAAAACAAAATCAGGAATCTTGTAGATAGCTATGATTTTCTGTATCGAGATTACAGCAGAGAGAAATTATACACATAATCTAGCGTTGCCATGTGCAGCGCTTTTTTGTTTGTCTAAAACCGTAAAAAATCCCATCCAATCAAAGGTATATTGAGAAAGTAAATAATATTTTGCTTGAGGTGGGAGTTATCCACCTAAAAAAGAACTAGGAGGGTATAAATGGCATTTACGACAGAAGAACTACTCAAACTTGGATTGACAGAAGAACAGGCCAAAAATGTCTTTGCCTTGCGAGGAAAAGAGCTCAACGAGGACAAATCAGCCTTGGAAACTATCACCAAAGAGCGAGATAGTCTGAAAAACCAGTTGCAGAATGCAGAAGCACAACTTGAAAACATGAAAGCAGATGCGAATACAAGTGCTGAACAGAAAGAAGCTCTTGAGAAGTTACAAGCCGAATATGACAAGTACAAAGCGGATGCAGAAGCTGAGCTGGCAAAAACAAACAAGGTGAACGCTATCAATCTTGCTTTGAAAGATACTAAAGCGCACAATCCAGCAGCGTTGATGAAGTTTATTGATGTGGATGCTATTGAACTTGATGAAAATGGCAAGCCTAAAATTGATGATGTCATCAACGGGCTTAAAGAAAGTGACCCTTATCTTTTTGAAGCAGAAGACAGCGGAAAACCTAATCCTAATATCTTGCCACAAGGTAATCCAGCGGCGAATGGAGCAGGCAAAGTTGACCCATTCCAAGCTGTTATTGATGGTTACGGTAAATAATTGAAAGGAGATTAGACTATGCCTAATCAAAATCTTGCGACTCGCCGTTATGAAAAACAATATGCGGGAATCTTGCAAACTGTTTTTGGAGTCCGTGCAGCCTTTACGGGAGCTTTGTCATCAATCCAAATTTTGGATGGTGTACAAGAAAATGCTAAAGCTTTTTCGGTGAAAACCAACAATACACCTGTTGTTATTGGAGAATACAAAACAGGTGCTAATGATGGGGGCTTTGGTGATGGAACAGGACAAAAATCACGTTTTGGAAATCTGACAGAAATCAAGTATGAAAATACAGATGTCGATTATGGTTACACACTAACAATTCACGAAGGTCTTGATCGTTACACTGTGAACAATGACCTAAATGCTGCTATCGCAGACCGATTGAAATTGCAATCAGAGGCGCAGACACGCCAAATGAACAAGCGGATTGGTAAATTTATGTCAGACAATGCAGGTCAGACAGAGGCGCTTGCTGATTTCACAGAAGAAAAGGTAAAGGCTTTGTTTAACAAGGTCAATGCTTATTACATCAACCAAGAAGTAACAGCACCAGTTACCATTTACCTACGCCCAGAACTGTACAATGCCATTATTGATATGACAGCGAACACATCCGCTAAAGGTTCTAGTGTCTCTATTGATAATAATGGTCTTGCACGTTACAAAGGCTTTGCATTGGTAGAAACCCCAGCACAATACTTTGACACTGGTGTCTTAGCAGTGTTTTCACCAGATGGCATTGTTATCCCATTTGTAGGTATCTCAACAGCTCGTACTATTGAATCCACAAACTTTGATGGAGTGCAATTACAGGCTGCTGCTAAAGGTGGTACTTACATTTTGGATGACAACAAAAAGGCTGTTGTCAAAGTGACTGGAACAGTCGTATAGGAGGTAAGTTATGGCGTTATATAAAGCGACTAAGAACATTTATTTCACAAGTCTCAACAAATCTGTAATTGTTGATGAAATCATCGATCTTGAAAAGGAATACGCAGAAGCAGTGAATGCTGATTTGAAACCGGTCTTCCCAGATGTTGCAGCTGCCCTTGTGCTGATCGAAGCAACTGAGCCAGTAGCGAATGCAACAGATGAGCCATCCGATACCGTGGTGGCTGACGATGACAAGCCGAAGAAATCAACTCGGAAAAAGAAAGATGTTGATGAAACACCAGACGATGAAGCAACTGAGCCAGTAGCGGATGCAACAGATGAAAAATAAGGGGTGGTAACACCCTTTATTTGTAAAGGAGGTTACGCATGACTTATTTAACTAAAGATGAGTTTGTCAAGCTAGGCTTTGATGAGGTAGTTGATTTTGAAAATCTAGCAAAGCGGGCAGAGGTTGCTATCGATCTCTATACCCAAGGTCTTTATCAAAGGCACATTGATTTTGATAAAGAAGCAGATTACCGAAAACAGGCGGTAAAGCTAGCTATGGCCTTTCAAATCGCTTATCTGGATGTTTCAGGCATCCTGACAGCCGATGACAAACAAGCTATGACAAGTGTTTCCATCGGCCGCACATCAATCTCTTATCGCAAGTCTCAAAATGGATCGGCAGGTCAGCGGTTCAACCTTTCGCTGGATGCTGAGAATATTTTGAAGCAAGCAGGTTTTAGCCTAGTCACAGCGGTTGATTATGATAGATAAACGGCTATTGACTGATGCTATTTCTGTCCGAAAGGTTGCGGACAAGAATGATTTTGGGGATGTTGGTTACTCTGACCCGTTGGATATTAAGCCTGTACGGTTTGATAGGTCAGTGAGTGTCATAGGTGCTAACAATTCTAAAACAAGGCAGAAAGTCGGTGTTATCTATATCTATCCTAAATTTGCAAGCGTGACAGTTGACGATAGTTGGCTGGGTGCGACTGTGAATGATGGAGCGCGTGATTATACCATCACAGGTTATCAACCCAATTATCTTAATGGTAAAGTCTTTAGCTATGAAATCGAGGTGATTTGATGGCTGATGTTAGAGTCGTTGTTGACCTTGGTGGTGTTGAACGTAAATTTTCTCCAGAGACTGAAAGACGTGGGAAATTAGCAATAGCAAGTCAGGCCATGCTAATCATGGATCCGCATATACCTATGAGAGGTGGAGCTCTGAGAGCATCTGGCCGCATTGAGTCGAACGGTGACATTAGCTATAACATTGTTTATGCTAGAGCCCATTTTTACGGAACTAATGGGATTGTAATCTTTAGAAAATATACGACACCCGGAACCGGAAAGAGATGGGATAAGCCATTAAAGGCCAATGTTGACCAACTAAAACGAGTCGCTATTAGAGCTATGGGGTTGAGATGATGCAGGATAACAAAAACTTTCAAGTTGTGCTGTTGGCACATATCAATGAAATTGATAACCTGCCGATGAAAGCACGCCTTGATTATTTTAAGGATGACAAGGATGATTTGGTCATCAATGCTTTGCCGGGAGGTTCGATTGATAAGCAGTACATGGATGGCACTAGAGAAGTATCGCTGCCGTTTGAAATTGCTGTTAAATGTAAGAGCAATCAAAAGGCCAGTGATACAATTTGGCGAATCAATGGAGACTTATCAGGTTTTGATATTGAGCTGCCTAGCACAGATGATACTTACACTTTTCTTTCGCTAGATGTTGGTAAACCTGGCATCAACGGAAAAGATGAACAAGGTTACTTTGTCTATACACTGCAAGTAACCGCAAAATTAGAAATCGCAGGAGGATAAACACATGGTACGTCAAAAAAATGCCAAGCGCAAACACTTAGTGGCGCCATTTGACCCAAGCAAACCAGACACTGTACCAGCTGATAACGAATTTTTCCCATTGGCTAAGTACATCGAAAGTATCGAAGATGATACTGATGAAGAAACAGATGACAAAGGCTATTATGATGGCGATGGTACCAAAGAGGAAACTGTCACATCGGTTGCTGGTGCTTACACAGCAGAGGGTATCTATGATGCCGAAGATAAGGCGCAAGCACTTATCGCAAATATGAAGTACAAGACTGGTGATGGTCGCCGTTTGTGGCACCGAGTGATTGAGTCCAATGGCAAGAAATCACTCACTCAAGTCGCAAATGCTTCTGAAATTAAGGCAGGCTCTGGTGATGCAACAGATTATGAAGAGTTTAGCTGCAAGCTCAAATGGATCAAAGCGCCAATCGAAAAAGCAATTACTCTTTAAAAAAATTGATTTTGGAGGAAATATAGAACATGGCACGTACTTATAACTTTGGAAATCTCAAGGATGTTACGACATTCAATATTGGAGATGTCACACTTGAGTTTCAACCAACGGATGAAAAAAGCGAGATGCTTGAGAAGAAATCCGCTGAACTAAAGGCAAAGGCTGAGCAGATTGATGAATCTGGTACAGAATGGGAATTGCGGAAAGAACTCAAAGACTTGCTAGATGAATTTTTCACAGCAGCTTTTGATGGCGAAGCACCACAAAAGCTTTATGATGCTTGTGGACAAAATACAATTTCTTACCTCAAGTTATTCTTGCAGATCGCTGATGCTTTGCGAGAAGTCAACGAAGAACGACAAAACGATGAAGCATTTAAGAAGTATCTTGCTGAATAATGTTTGATATTTCCAAAAAAATGGATGACAGGCTGGTACTCGATGACAAAGAGTATCAGCTTTTCTTATCGTTTGACCGAGTCTTATGGGTCTTTGATATGTGGAGCAAAGAATATATCCCACCACATCTAAAACCTAAATTAGCTCTAGCTAAGCTAACCGATGATGAAAGTTTTAAAGACATGGAGACACAAGAGGCTTTAGCACTCTATGAAGAAGTGTTTAGAAAACATATACAGGTTACAAAAGCTGTTGATGAGGTTGATAGATATGATATCGAGGGTAATGTATTGCCTAAAAAACCAAAAGAGCAGTCAGACGGTAATGATAAGCCCCTATTTTCAATCAAATATGATGGTGAGTACATTTTTTCATCGTTTATGCAGGCTTATCAAATTGATTTGATTGAAGAACAGGGAAGATTGCACTGGCAGAAATTTAATGCTCTATTAGCTGGTCTGCCAGATGGCACTAAATTTGTTGAAGTGATGAAAATCAGGGCATGGAAACCCCAAAAGGGTGAAGATGCCAAAGAAAAACAAAGAATGCGCAAATTACAAGAAGAATATGCGCTACCAGATATTTAAGAAAGGGGGTATTAAATGGCTTCTGATGGAAAAGTGACTATTACCATTGACTTAGATGGCACAAAGGCTAGAGGTGAAGTTAAATCGCTGAAAAGTCTTTTGATGGGTTTAGGCGACTCATCTTCTAAAGGCTTTGGTACTGGTTCAAAATCTGCTCTAGGATTCGGTACTGCTGTTGCAGTTGCTAGTAAAGCTGTTTCTACTGCAATGGGGGCTATTTCTAGCTCTATGGGAGGCGCTATCAGTCGTGTTGATACAATGAACCGTTTCCCTAAAATGATGCAGGCTATGGGCTTCTCTGCTGATGATGCAAAGGGTTCTGTCGATGCACTAGCCAAAGGTATTGATGGTTTACCAACTGCACTTGATGAGGTTGTGGCAACCACTCAACAGTTAGCTTTGATGAATGGTGACTTGGGTAAATCAACTAAGCTCACTTTAGCATTGAATGATGCCTTTTTGGCCTCTGGCTCATCTGCTGCTGATGCAAGCCGTGGATTAGTCCAGTTTAGCCAAATGATGTCAACTGGTAAGGTTGATATGCAGAGCTGGAAAACTCTCATGGAAACAATGCCTCTTGGTCTGCAAAAGACGGCAGAGGCCTTTGGCTTTGCTGGTGCATCAGCAAAAAATGACTTGTACCAAGCCCTTAAAGATGGAACGATCACCTTTGACCAATTTTCAGACAAATTGATTGAGTTGGATGGTGGAGTCAATGGTTTTGCAGAATTGGCTCGTATCAACTCAATCGGGATTGCGACATCATTTAAAAATATTCAGACTGCAGTGGTTCGCGGAACTGCAAATATGATACAGGCTTTTGATAAGGCTGCTAAAGCTAAAGGTCTGGGTGGTATAGCTGAAAACATGGATAAGGTTAAAAAAGCTGTTTCAAAGGCATTTGATACAGCAACGCCTTATGTCGAAAAGTTTATAGACCTGATTGTAGAACTTTTTAACACCATGGAACGTAATGGAGCTGTTAAGGCTTTAAGCTGGGCTTTGTTTAGTATTCAGAAAGCTGCATCAAGCTTATTTGATACTTTTACAAAAGGGTCTGGTTCTACTGGCTGGATCTTGATGGCTAGTCATGCAATCGAGACCTTGGGAAAGGTGATTGGTGCTATAGGCCAGAGTGTCAATAAGTTTATAGATGCTTTCAACAAAACCGATGCTGTGACTAATTTCAAATTAGCCATTGAGGATGTATTAAATGCAATTGAGAAAATCGCTAACGCTGTCCAAAAAAGTCAGGTTCTAGCAGAATTTGGCAGAATCTTTGGAGAAATCGTTAGTCAGATTTCAAAAGCTGCCTCTGCTATTGGTGAGTTTATTTCATCGTTAGATCCCTCAACTTTACAAGCTGTTGTGGATGGCGTACTGACTGCTATTGTGGCTATTCAAGGGATGAAATTGGCATCTAATGTAATCGGTGGACTAGTTGATGGTTTTAACATCCTGAGAGCAGCTATTACAGGCCATCCAATATTGACCCTAGCAGTTATTATTGCTGGATTAGTGGGTGCTTTTATGAGTGCTTACAACAGCAATGAGCAATTCAGAAATGCTGTTGATGCAACGGTTAAAACACTTTCTGATTTAGGCAAAAAAATCGGAGAATTTTTATCTGGGATTGACCCCTCTATATTTGCTTTGTTAATTCCTGTCTTGGGTACATTACTCACTAAATTTAAAGCGTTTGATCTACTTGGAAAAATCAATCCATTCAATATTTTCAAGAAAAATGCAACAGAAGCTGCAAGCGGAGCAGCTGAAGCTGTTACGCAGGGACGGTCTAAAATCGCTCAAATTTTGAGCAGTTTGAGCTCTGTTATTGGCTCTATCGGAGGGGCTGTCAAATCCGCTGCAACCG